AGTTCGTATTCTAAAGAATAGATATACCGGAGATACTGGTATAGGAACATACTTGTATTATGATAAAGATAGTGGTAGAATGTCTGAGATATCAAATCCTTTTGATATAAATGAAGATGAAGAGGAGGAAGACTTTGCCAGCATCTAGAGTAAAGAAAAAGTTTGATCGGCAGCTATACAATATGGTTAATGAACGTAGTGTATCTGCTGGTAAAAAATATTTAAAATCTATTGGTCATAAGATTACATCTACAAAAGAAGATATGAAGGTAGATATCCGTAGCTCTAAGAATGGAAAGCAGTATCTCACAGAAGTTGAAGTCAAACTAGTGTGGGATGGTGAATGGCCCAAGCATTGGAAAGATATCCAATTAAGTGAGCGTAAGAGTAGACTAATACAATACGCAAAGAATACAGAAAAAGATTTATATTTTCTAATCTTTAATAAAAGCTTTACAACTGCTTGGAAAATTGATAGTAATATATTAGATGACTGTGAACTTAAAGAAGTTCCTAATAGGTTTATATCTAAAGGTGAATACTTTTTTATAGTTCCAACAGAAAAGGCTGAACTTATAACATTATGAAATGTATCCTCGACATAGAAACAAACGGGCTTCTAGATGAAGCAACCAATGTACACTGTATAGTGGCATATGACATTGACAATAAGAAGCCCTATGTTTTTGAGGGTGATGAATGTCAAGCAAGGTTTCCTAACTTTGCAAAAAATGTATCACAATTTATTATGCACAATGGTTTATCATTTGATGCACCTATGCTTAACAAATTATGTGGCACACAAATTAAAGACGATAGTATTTTAGATACACTGATACTGTCACAATTGTTTAACCCTATGAGAGATGGTGGACATTCACTAGAGTCATGGGGTGAACGATTTAAGTTTCCGAAAGGAAACGTAGAGAGCTTTGATTACTACACTAAGGATATGTTAGAATATTGTAAACAGGATGTTAATATAACATACAAATTACATAACTATCTGAAGAAAGAAGGTTCTAAGTTTTCTAAAAGAAGTATTGATTTAGAACACCGGATAAGAAAGATTATTAATAATCAAGAGAACTTTGGTTTTTATCTGGATATTCCATATGCAACTACCTTCATGGCATCTTTGCAAGATAGGTCACAAGATATTTATAATCAGTTACAAGAGGTATTTCCTCCCAATGTAACCACTGGTCGAGTACATAAGAGAAGCGGTAAACCTTTGAAAGATATTATTGAACCGTTTAATCCAGCATCTCGAAAGCAGATCGGTGAGAGGTTAATGAAGTTAGGTTGGGAACCTACAAAGAAAACTGATAAAGGTAATGTGATTGTAGATGAAGATGTACTAAGTACAATTGATATGGAGGAAGCTAAATTAATATCTGAATATCTACTACTACAGAAACGTCATACACAAATAACTTCATGGGTAGAAGCTGTTAAGACTGATGGAAGAGTACATGGTAGAGTGCTAACGCTACGGACTGTTACAGGACGTATGGCACATACATCACCTAACATGGCTCAAGTACCTGCAGTGTACTCTCCCTTTGGTAAAGAGTGTCGATCCTGCTGGACTGTTCAGAACCCAGAGACACATAGTCTTGTAGGTACAGACGCTTCAGGATTAGAGTTGAGAGGGCTTGCCCATTTCATGGATGATCAAAAATTTGTTGATGAAATTCTGAATGGTGATGTACATACAGCCAATCAAAAAATGGCAGGATTACAAAACAGAGATCAAGCAAAAACATTTATTTATGCACTTATGTACGGAGCAGGTGCTGCAAAGATTGGTTTAATTGTAGGAGGAGATTCCAAGACAGGAGAAAATTTAATTAGTAAGTTCATGGGTAACATGCCTAAGTTTAATTTATTAAAAAAGAAGTTGACAGAAGCTTCTGAGTCTGGCATGATACGAGGACTGGATGGAAGGCTATTGCATATCAGATCACCCCATGCCTCCCTTAATACTTTGATACAGGGATCAGGTGCGGTGATATGTAAACAATGGCTTGTTCAAATGATAGATAAGATAAAAGAATCAGGAGTTGACGCACAACTTGTAGCCAGTGTTCATGACGAATACCAATTCGAGGTCGCCAATGACGACACAGAAAAGTTTGGTGAGATCACAAACACTGCAATTAAAGAGGTTGAAGAAATATATGATCTTAAATGTCCATTAGACTCTGAATTTAAAGTAGGAAAAAATTGGGCAGAAACGCATTAAAGTTCTTGACTTTTTAAAATAGTTGTGGTATAAAGGTTATAATGAAACAGACATGAAAGGAAAATAAATTTATGTCAAAATGTGAATCGAAAGTATTAGCTGCCCTTCGTAAACGAATGAGAGTAACTCGTAAGACAGCTATCGAAAGAGGCTGGTGTGAAAATTTAACGGCTACTATTTCTAAGCTTCGTAGCCAAGGGTATCTAATTGATACTGTTAAAGCTAAACTCCCAGAGGGTGGAAGCTATACTCGTTATCGTCTTAATACAGCAGCAAGTTAAAGGAGTATACTATGGTTGAACGTAAGTATAATATTGTTTCTGGTACTGCCTATTGGGCATCTGTTGTAGCCCCTAACACCACATTTGATAGTGATGGTGTATGGGAAATTAATGTCTGTAATCTAGATGACGATGCTAAATCTCTTCTAGAAGAAGACGGCATCACCATTCGTAACAAGGGTGATGAAAAAGGAGATTATGTCCAGATCAAACGTAAGGTCAGGCGTAATGATGGTGGTGTTAATAACCCACCAAAGGTCGTAGATTCCAATAATTCCCCCATGCATAATACCCTTATTGGAAACGGCTCTCTGGTTAATGTTAAATACCGTCCATACGATTGGAAGTTCGGTAATAAATCAGGGGTCGGTGCTGACCTTGTAGCTCTACAAGTTGTTGACTTAGTAGAGTATCAACAGGCAGGAGGTTCGGATTTTGCTCCTGTCTCAGGTGGATATGCTTCTGCTGAAGAAGATATCCCGTTCCCCACTAACTAAAGGAAATGGGCAGGGCTTTTCGGAGTCCTGCCCTTCCTATTCATGGAAAATCTAAGTACATTAATAGAGGATATTTATTCTTTATTTTCTGAAGATCATGAAGAACGAAGATCAAAAGCTGATTTAGAAAAAGCTGCTAAGAAAGCTGGAAGAAATATAGCTGCACAACTTATTAAATGTCTTGAAGAAAGAAAGGAGAAACGTCCAGCCACTTTACGAATGTCTAATATTGGTAAACCAAAACGGCAGCTTTGGTATCAGTTAAAGGAAACGAAAGGAGAAAGCACATTAAAATCTAGTGACTATATTAAATTTTTATATGGTCATATGTTAGAAGAGATGGTATTGTTTTTAGCGTATGCTTCCGGTCACTCTGTAACAGAGCAACAAAAGAAAGTTAAGATAGCAGGTGTGACAGGACACAAAGATTGTAAGATTGATGGTGTAACAGTAGATGTTAAGAGTGCTTCTGCTTATGCCTTTAAAAAATTTAAAGATGGAACTCTTGCAGATGACGATCCCTTTGGCTATATAAGCCAGCTTTCGGGGTATGCTAAAGCAAGCAAAGAAAAATCTGCAGCGTTCTTAGCTATAGATAAACAAAGCGGAGAACTAGCGGTATTACCTTTACACCAAATGGAATTTGATGATGTTGAAACTACGATTAAAAACATTAAAAAATCCTTGGAGCATGCAGAACCACCTCCCAAATGTTACGAGGACATACCCTTTGGAAAGTCTGGTAATCGCCAGCTTTCTGTTGGCTGTAGGTACTGCGATTATAAGCGTCTGTGTTGGTCTGATGCTAACGATGGTAAAGGGCTTCGCCAGTTTAATTATGCATCCGGTCCTGTATATCTTACACAAGTTACAACAGTTCCGAATGTGGAGGAGTTAAAGTGAAAACCCAAAGTGCGAAAGCAAAGGGTAGAAGATTTCAACAGTGGGTTAGAGATAAGCTGATTGAAATACTTTCTATAAGTGAAGAAGACATAGAAAGTAGGAGTATGGGAGCTTCAGGCGAGGACTTAATAATGGCACAGATGGCTCGTCAGAAGTTCCCCTTCTCTATTGAGTGTAAAAATCAAGAGAGGATAAATATATGGGATGCTTACAGTCAAGCAAACACAAATTCAGGAAAGTATGAACCTATACTTTTTATTAAAAAGAATAATAAGAAACCATTGGCAGTTATAGATGCGGAATATTTTATTAAAATACATAGAGAATAGTAATACACTATATGTTTATGACCCCATAGAAAAATCTTCTGATCCAAATACAGAACTTTTTAATGGGGTTATTATGCAAGCACTCATTGACATATGTAGTGAAGAAGAGTATAACACTAAGCATCACAAAGGCGCAAAGGAAGAAGCTATGGCATGGTTCTTTTCAACAATAGTTTCTGTTGTGGATAACTTTGAGATGGTATGTGATCTGGCAGGAATTAATTCGTCAAAGGTTAGAGACTTTGCAAAACGAATTACTGTATCAGATAATAAAGAAGTATTGCGTCAACAAATGTTAAGGCATTTCCATGACTAAACTTAAAGAAGATTTTACTTCATATATCCTAAGACGAATGAAGGAGGAAAATTTGAGTGAGCTAGACTTTATTTCTAAAGAAGCTACAGAAAAACAAATCGGAGGTGATCATTATAAAGATTGTCAGATACAGCCCGTTGATTATATACATGGCAATGGTCTAAATTTTTTAGAGGGTAATGTAGTTAAATATATTACTCGTCATAGAAAGAAAGGTTCTGGACCGCAGGATATTAGAAAGGTTATCCACTACGCAGAACTTATATTGGAACTAGAGTACAACGAAAAACCATAGGGGAAGTGAATGTTTAAATCAAATAAAAATCCACAGTTTAGATCACAGTTTTCAGAAGATATATTTTATACTAAGTATGCCCATGCAGGTGCAGAAACTATGCATGAATTAGCTGCTACTCTTGTTGAAGATGTATGTCAAGATCGTATGTCTAAATCTGAGAAGAACGAACTCGTTAGTCATATATCTGAGTTACGTTTTCTTCCGGGTGGACGATATTTATATTATGCAGGACGAGATAAAAAGTTTTTTAATAATTGTTATTTATTAGATTGTGAGACAGATACTAGGGAAGACTGGGCAAACCTTTCATGGAAAGCAGAGTCTTGCTTAATGACAGGAGGAGGAATAGGTGCAGACTACTCTGTGTACAGAGCAGAAGGTAAAACACTAGGAGGCACAGGTGGTATTGCTAGTGGACCCCTTCCTAAAATGCAAATGATCAACGAAATTGGCCGAAGGGTCATGCAGGGTGGTAGTCGTAGGAGTGCTATCTATGCTAGTCTTAACTGGAAGCATGAAGATATTTATAAATTTCTTTCTTCAAAGAACTGGAAGGATATGCCTATTGGTACAACGGGTCAAACTTTATTTGATGTAAAACAAGATGACTTTAATTTTCCAGCCCCTCTTGATATGACAAATGTTAGCGTCAACTACGATACGGAATGGCTTTTAAACTATTGGGATACAGGAGAACTAGGAGATGTCTTTATCACTAATGTTAAGCAAGCTCTCTCAACCGCAGAGCCGGGATTTAGTTTCAACTTCTTCGACAAAGAAAATGAAACATTGCGAAATGCCTGTACGGAAGTCACAGCAAATAATCGGAATGCAAGGGACGGTGGAGATGATTCCGACGTCTGCAATTTGGGCAGTCTTAATTTTGCTAGGATTGCTAGCGTTGAGCAACTTCGTTCAGTGGTTGAGTTAGCAACTAAGTTTCTTATTTGTGGTACGCTACGAGCGCAACTACCATATGAGAAAGTTTATAAAACAAGGGAGAAAAATCGACGCCTTGGTTTAGGATTGATGGGTCTTCATGAATGGTTGATCCAACGGGGTAGTCGTTACGAGACAACCGAAGAGATGCATCGTTGGTTAAAGATTTATAAATCAGAATCAGATAGAGTTTCGGATAACTTTTCTGATGAGTTAGGTATCTCTCGTCCTGTAGCTAAAAGAGCAGTAGCACCAACAGGAACTATCGGCATCATTGCTGGTACATCAACAGGTGTAGAGCCTATCTTTGCTGTTGCCTACAAGCGTAGGTATCTCAAGAATAGAAGATGGCATTATCAGTATGTTGTTGACAGTGCCGCACAAGAGATGATTGAATTATACAATGCTGATCCAGAGAAGATTGAATCAGCTATAGATTTAGCCACAGATTATGAACGTAGACTTTCTTTCCAAGCAAACATTCAAGAGTATGTAGATATGTCAATCTCCAGTACAATTAATCTACCTGCTTGGGGATCAAAAGATAATAATGAAGACCTCGTTGTTCCCTTTGCTAAAACTCTTGCTAAGTATGCACACCGTCTTAGGGGGTTCACCTGCTATCCTGATGGTAGTAGAGGAGGACAACCCCTAACAGTTGTACCTTACAAAGAAGCTGTGGATAAGTTAGGTGAAGAATTTGAAGATAATATTCAAGCACATGACATCTGTGAGATAGCTGGTACAGGAGGAGTCTGTGGTGTTTAACCAAAAAGAATACATGAGAGAATATAATTCAAGACCTGAAATTAAAAAACGTAAAAAAGAATATGACAGAAAATATAATTCAAGACCTGAAGTTAAAGAACGTAAAAAAGAAAGCTACTCGAAACCTGAATATCAAAAATATAAAAAAGAATATCAAAAAAATTGGGCTCAATCATTTGAGGGAAAATTGTCGATAGTAAAGTCGAGAAGCAAAAAAAAGAATCTTGAATTTAATTTAACAATAGAATACTTAAAAAGTATATATCCAAAAAATAATATGTGTCCTCTGTTAAATATACCATTGGATTGGAAGAGTTCTTACAAGCATCCTAACACTCCATCGTTAGACAGAATTGATAGCAGTAAAGGATATATAAAAGGAAACGTACAATGGGTAAGTTGGAGAGCTAATCAACTTATGTCTAATGCAACTCCAGATGAGCTTCTTATGCTTGCTCAAAACTATAAAAAGATATATGATAGAATGAAAAGTAATGACACTAAACATACTAGTTTCCCTAATGACTTTGGAATAAATATGGAGTAATGAAATGAGCGTACCACCAGTAGACCCTGTAGCATCCTTAATTCCTATACATAATTTTGTTAGTCATACTACTGTTCCTCTAAAAAATGCAACGGGAGTAGAGCATATTACTACAACTGAAGTGATAGGTTCAGATGGTAGAACTATGAGTACAACTGAAGCTGCTCACATAACATACGATAGGTTTGGGAAGAGCAACAGACTTCTAATCTGTAGGTTGCAGGTTCGAGTCCTGCCGGGAGCGCCAAAAAAAAGCTTGACAAAAATAAAAAAATATGTTATACACTAAGCGGGAATGCCATAATGGGTTCCCGCAATATCTTGCTTAAAGGAGATAAAAATGATTAGTGATTTTATTATTAACCATAGCATAGGTCTTGGAAAATTTATGAATGATTTAGAGACTATGCAGTATAACACACATAAGGGACATAGCTTTCCTCCTCACCGTATTATAAAAGATGGCGATAAATACTCTCTTCAAATGACCGTTGCTGGGTATTTAAAAGAGGACATTGAGATTGAACTTAAAGATTCAGAAACTTTACTTATAACTTCTGAAGGAGCTTCGATAAAATATGAAGGAGCTTTGTATGATGGGATAGCTACAAGAGGATTTAAAAAAGAATTTAAACTTTCTCCATACATGGAAGTTACTGACGTTAAATTAAAGGATGGGCTACTTGAAATTAATCTTTCTTATCAGTTACCAGATGAGAAGAAACCAAAACTATTAACAATTAATTAGAAAGGAAAGGGGAGAGCAGAAATGTTCTCCCCATACCCTATGTCAAAAGAAGTAAATAGAAAGCTACTCGAAACTTATCCCACAAAAAAAAGAACAAGCATTGGTATGTCCGCTCTATCTAGACCCACAAATAAATCTAAACGAAGAGCATGGAAAAGATATAGGGGGCAGGGAAAGTGAGTAAAAAGTTTCTTAAACTAGACAAAGAAGTTCTTGATATTTTCTGGCCCGATCTTAGTAAACTTTTTACAAAAGTTATTGAATCTCAAGGAGAAGGAAGAGATAGTTTAGAGTTGCTCTACACTAAAATTACAGGTAACTTATTAGAAGTTTGGATTTGTCGAGGTGACGATGGTGGTATTGAAGCAGCATTCTGTACATCAATAACTCAGTACCCAGAAAAACGTAGCTTGTTTTGGGGTTATATGGCAGCAGAAAATAATAACCTGTCTGATTGGAAAAGTTCTCTTTGGACCACCCTTAAAAATTATGGTAATCAGAACACTTGCGATTGTATAGAATATTTTTCAAATAGAAAAGGATGGAGTAAAATATTGGGAGAAAATAAAAATGTTAAGGTTAAAGAGATTGGTACTGTTTATGAGATCAACCTATAATGACAGTAAATAATAACATTCCCACAATTTATGTGGGCTATGATACTAGAGAAGAGATTGCTTTTAAAGTTTTAAAAGAATCTATATTAGATCATACAAGCGCACCTGTAAATATTGTTCCTTTACAACAAGGCAGATTGAGAGATATTAATTTTTATAGGCGTACACATTTTATAAAAGATAATATTAAATATGATTCTGTAGATAGAAAACCTTTTTCGACAGAGTTTAGTTTCACCCGCTTCCTTGTACCATTTTTACAAATGCATACAGGCTATGCTATTTTTATGGACCCTGATATGTTGGTTAGAGGAGATATTATGGAAGTCTTTGATATCCCTCGTCGGTCACAGAATAAAGCTTTATGGTGTGTTAAACATGATTATAATCCTACTATATCTTTAAAAATGGATGGTCAGGTGCAGACACAGTACAGTAGAAAGAACTGGTCATCATTTGTTTTATGGAATTGTGATCATGAGAAAAATAAAAATCTTACGATTGATGATGTTAATTTAAAAAATGGTTGGTATCTACATAACTTTCAGTGGTTAGATAATAATGATATAGGTGATCTACCTATAGCTTGGAACTGGCTGGATGGACATTCGGATGATTCGGTTGAAGCAAAGAACGCACACTTCACAACTGGTGGTCCTTGGTTTAAGGATTGGAAACCTAACAGACAGGCTGATGCAAAGTATGCTTTAGAGTGGCAGGTACTTGCAGATAGTATAGACTTAGAAGAATCCCTTGGAAAAGAAAAACAAATAAGATGGGAAAAAACTTATGTTTAAAAATACAACTGTAGTAACATCCTTTTCAGAAGATGGGTGGGATACATATGCTAAAGATATGATGTGGTCCGTTGCTGAACATTTCGATCCAGCCATTAAAGTTATAGCTTACTATCATGATTTTGATATTAACGAAAAAGAATTACCTAAATCAAGAAGCATTGAGTACCGTAACTTAAATGATATTACTGAGCTACTTGAATTTAGAGAGCAGTATAAAGAATATGATGGTACAATGGGAGGTAAAGCAAACTATAATTATAGGCATGATGCTATTAAATTTTGCCATAAAGTTTTTGCTATTACAGACTGCGCCTTTGGCCTGTGTGAGACAGTAGATAAACCCGGCTGGTTGGTTTGGCTTGATGCTGATACAATAGTAACAAGACCTGTAAGCAGGTATAGGCTACTAGAAAATTTACCTAAAGGAACTGATCTTGTACACTTAGGCAGGAAAAATTTTTCATACAGTGAAACATCTTTTATTGGACTTAATCTTGAGAGCCAAGTTCCTGTAGATTTCTTAGGGGATTTACTAGGTGCATATCTATCAGGTGAACTACTCCATTATAGAGAATGGCATGACGGTTTTATTTTTGAAAGACTGCTTACAATCTATAAAGCTCATGGTTTAAAGTATCATGATTGGACTGGACATTTTGATATTAAAAGTATGACCGATGGTAAACAAGCCTTTCAATTATTCCCTCTTGGAGAATATGTTGAACATAAAAAAGGTACTAAGAAAAAGAAAAATCTTGAGGTTGCCCCAGATGTTACTGGACCAGCTAGGTATAAACAACTTGTACGAATGGTAGATATTTATAAGCCAGATACTATTGTAGAGACAGGTACATGGAATGGTGGTAGAGCTATAGAGATGGCAATGGCAGCATTCCAGCATGTTAATGAAGTAACATATACAGGCTATGATTTATTTGAAGAGGCTACCGAAGAGCTAGACAAGGAAGAACTAAACAGTAAAGCTCATAATAGTGTCGAAGCAGTTACTGCTAGACTTGAAGAATTTTCTGAGGCAATGAAAAGCCAAGGTAAAACTTTTAACTTTACTTTAATAAAAGGAGATACAAAACAAAAGCTTAAAAAGACTAAGGTAAATTTTGCTTATATAGATGGTGGTCATTCTGAAGATACAGTAAACCATGACTATGAAATGTTAAAAGAATCTGACGTAATTGTGTTTGATGATTACGTTGCAAAGGACGAGAATGGGGATGACCCCGGAGAAGAATTTTATGGTGTAAATAAAATCATAGAAAAATTTGAGGGTAGAAAAAAGATTTTACCTTCTAAAGATAGGATTGTTGAAGGCGGCGTAACACACTTAGCTGTTGTGATTAACAATAAAAATATGCCTGATGTTCCAGAAAACTTTAGTGCTGTTCCTATTGTAGTACAACCAAGAGACTGTATGCCTAAAGAAGACATTCAAAATAATGTGAAAGAGAATACAAAACTTATACACAAATGGATTGGTCGGGCAAAGCCACATGACGAGGTAGCTGTCTTAATATCTGGAGGATCAAGTACAGATTGGGATCAAGTTAAAGACCTACTTAGGACAGAGCCTGATGCTAAAGTAGTTTGTGTTAAGCATTCCTATCCAATGCTACTAGAAAAAAAGATACAGCCTTGGGCTTGTGTAATTCTAGACCCTAGACCTATTGAAGGTGTTAGCACTCATGGTGTTGTACGAAAAGATTTATTTAAGACAATTGATCAGAAGACAATCTTTATGCCAGCATCTATGACTGATCCTTCTATTACTAAACTTATTAAAGAGAAGACTAATAATCTTATAGGTTGGCATGCATATACCCAATCATTACAAGAAAATGTAAAAGAAGGTTTAGTAAATAATGCTGTTAAAGTTAATGAAGAGTTAGGCATTGAAGAAGGAGCCACCATGATAACAGGTGGAACCTGTGCGGCTATGCGTTCTATAGGCATCATGCATACATTAGGGTTTAGAAAATTTCATTTATTTGGATATGACTGCTCACTACCAGAACCATCAGATGAAGAAAAGAAAGTTATGATGGATGATAAAAAACCAAAATACTTAAAGGTGGGAGTTGAAGATAAAGAATTTTGGACAACAGGAGAGCTTATTGCAATGGCACAAGATTGTGAAAGACTATTCGCAAAAGAAGATGTTGATATGAGATTAAACTTTTATGGCGAGGACACACTTGTTGCAGCATGTTGGAAACTTTCTCCTGTTCACCAACTTAAACATTATAATCAAGTATTAGACTTATAGGAGGATACAATGCTAGGAATTGCAGAATCAGTTATCGGCGTTGCAGGTAAAGTCTTAGACAAATTTGTAGAAGATAAAGATTTAAAAACTAAACTTAATGCAGAATTACAATCTCAATTAATTAACCTAGATGCTCTTCAAGCACAAACAAATCTTGAACAAGCCAAACATGATTCTATTTTCGTCGCTGGTGCTAGACCCGCTATCATGTGGATATGTGCCTTTGCTTTGGCTTGGCAATATATTATAGCACCTATGGCATCATGGGCATTGGCTGTATGGTATCCTGTAGTTACACTTCCAGAGCTAGGCACTGAAGAACTTACAGGTCTTATCATGGCATTACTCGGATTGGGGGCAGCCCGTTCATATGAGAAGTCTAAGGGTGTAGCTAGAAATAGAATGTAATTTATGTTAAACGAGAAACAAGAAAAATTTGCACAAGCATATGTGCTTAATCACAATGCTACTGATGCAGCAAAGACAGCAGGATACTCTGACCGATCAGCGTACAATCAGGGGTATCGGCTTCTACAGGAAGAAGCAGTTAAAGAAAGGATTGAAGAACTATCAAGAGAACTCAAGACAACAGTTGATGTTGTATCTGAGATTGAAAAGCAGTATGAATATGCTAAAGGACAAGGACATATTAATAGTGCCATTAAAGCTCTTGAACTTTTATCAAGAGTCAGAGGCAATACTGCTGATACCGGAAAGAGTGTAGGTAAGGATGATCTTATAACTATGATCGTTGGATGCTTACAAGTCTTAGGAAAGGAAGAAGTCGATAAAATTATGGCTAAATGCGTATTCGACTAAAATTTTTCTTCATATAAGGACTGGTGGGTAGGGTTAAAGAAAGGCTTGGCTACCTACCCACCAGAAATATAGTGAAACTTATCAGTGAGCTTCGTAAAGCCTTACGGAGGCATTGGCCTGTTCGGTGACGTTTTTAAGAACAAAACCTTAACAAAATCCTCCCAATCATAGATCAATAGCATTTACTCCTTTTCAACAGGTGGATGTTTTCCATTATGCATATGATAAAGTCGAGTAGACGATAGTTCGAGAACGTCTAGTCTAGTTTCCATTCGTTCTAATGAACGATGGAGCTTCTCTCTATTATCTGGAGAAAGCATACTAGATAAAGTTCCGATCTTACTCTCCGTAACTTGGGTACTAATATTATTTTTTTCTAAGCTATCATATAACTCACCAATATTTTTTTGAATCATCTTAACATCTTCTTCAAGAGTTATACACTTTTGCCGAGTAACCACAAAACTTGTGATCACTGAGATGAGCATTCCACCCAAGGTTATCAGTAATCTGGCGTCCAACTCCATTACTTGTAACTCCACACCCAAGGTCTAGAACGATCATCCCCATTTGTTAAATCGTCTAAATGTAAAAATCTGGAATCATGGTTGCCTCTTTGTGATACACCTATCCCTGTCATTCCATGTTTAAATGCTAGTTGCATAATATCATATGCTAACCCACCCATACACTGAATATCAACTGCTCTGCCTAATGTATGCGGAGAATTTGGAGCGCCACCTATAGCACTGTTATGTGCAGGGTGTCGATAGGCAGACGTTATAATAAGAGGTCTACCAAGTTCTTCTCTTAAAGCATCTAACTTATACATAAAGTGATCGTACATTCCGTATTCGCCAGTACCTTTACAGATAAGTTCTTCATTGCTAAAGTATTTCCAAGTAGGCATTTTATTCCTCTCTAATAGCAGTGCCGTATAGCTGTTGATAAACTTTATT